GGAAATAGAATAAGGAAGGATAGCGCTTTAAGCGTTTTGAGGTGGTCTTGGGTAAGGTTCATGGCTATTTAAGATAATTGGCGTTAGCTTCTAAAATATCTAAAACGCAACCTTTGATATAGTTGTCTTGAGTTCTTTCGCTCAAATTGTCAAAGGCTTCTGAGCAGAAATAATCTTTTGCAATGGAGTTTGTGTGGTAAATTGATAGCTTCATGTCTTCGCCATTTACAGTTAAATATAAATAATTTTTGTATTGACCATAACCTGCGAAAGTGTACAGGTCTATTTTGTCGAGCGTTACTTTACTATTTTTTGGAAAGAATTTAAGCACATTCCGTTCAAAATTGCGGCTTGTTTTGATGTTGAGGTAATTTCCTAGAGTTTTCATAGCGGTATAATTTAAGATAATAAATAATTTAATAAGGCTACTTGGTCAAAATAGGTAAAATGTTGCATTTTAGAAATTAGCCTTTAACGCTGGCAAGTCGATTAGTTTATTATTGTACACGGGCTACCACTTCTTTACATCTTCTGAATTAAACCTTTAGGGAAGGCTTATATCTCGTTTTTTCTTTTCCATTATTTAGCATTTAATAGGTTGTTTATATAAGGTAATGTTATTTCAGGGTAAAAAATTTTTTGCATTGAACTTGCCCCTTGAGCATTTTGCAAAACAACAAATTGAGTATTATCATTACCTACATAGATATATGCCTTTACAATTGTGTTGTTTTTAAAATGCTTCATTATTTTAGCTCTTAAACTTTTACCTTCTGAAAAAGCTGGTTGAACTTCAAAAAACATTTTTGATTTATCAATAGTCAAAGTATCAGCACAATCATTTCCTACTACAAACTTTTCACCTTTTTGATTTTCAAGCGTTACCATATTACTTATTAACTTACCACAGTTCTCACAACAAGTTCCTTGCCCATTTATTAAACTAACATAGCTAAATGAATGAACTTTGTAAATGTCTGTAAGTGGTAATAATCTTTGAATTATGGTCTTTTTCATGGCTTTGTGTTTTAAGGTTGATAATTAATTATACGCAAAGTTAATAGTTAAGTTGTAACTTTCAAGGCTTTTTTAACTTTTTTTTCAGATTTTTTTTGAATCCGAGCCACTTGCTCGAGCGCAACCAATACGTCCGTGTTAAATGTACCTTTGTTTATTACGTTGTAAATTGAGGGAAAGGATAGCTCAGGGTGCAAAGCCCGAACGATAGTGCCATATCTATACGGTAAATGCTTTTTGGCTTCGTGTAGCCTTTTTCGAAATACGATTTTTTCTTGTTCTGTCATAAGTGTATTGTTTAGGGTGTAAATATACAACTTAACTATTAATAAAAGGTAAACTACTTTTGTTTTTTATGTTGAAATTCTTTTAAATTTGCTTAAAATGTGCAAACCAGTGAAACTAAATAACATAAAACCGAACCCAAACAATCCTAGATTGATAAAAGATGACAAGTTTAAAAAGCTAGTAAAGTCAATTCAGGACTTTCCCGAAATGATGGAAAAACGGCCTATTGTGTGCGTAACCGATACCGATGGTAAACTTTACCCACTGGGTGGTAATATGCGATTTAAAGCATTACAGGAAATAGGGTACAAGGATATACCCGATACATGGGTAGTACTAGCAGACGAATGGACTGTTGAGCAAAGAAACGAGTTTGTAATAAAGGATAATGTCGGGTTTGGTGAATGGGACTGGGAGCAACTAGCAAACGAATGGGATGCAGAAAAGTTGGAAGAATGGGGGTTGGATGTACCTGTATTTAAAAATTCAGATGATGACTTTAAAGATTTATCTTCAACAATAGAAAATTTATATAGAATAGAAATTGTTTGTATAGATGAAGAACATCAAGAAAATACATATAATAAACTAATAGAACAAGGACACGAATGCCGACTTTTGACATTATAAAAGAAGTAAAACCAAAACAAACTTTTAGAGTTGCTTCGGTGATTGGTAAATTTGATTTACAATCAGAACATATTGTAGAACATTTCAAAGGAAATATAGATATAAATGATAATTGGCAAGTAGGTTTAATAGTTGGTAAAAGTGGAACAGGAAAAACTACAATAGCAAAACAATTATTTGAAAATGCTTATATAACAAACTTTGAGTATTCAGCAGAGACTATATTAGACGATATGCCAAAAGAATGCAGTTTGGAGGAAATAACAAATGCTTTTAATTCCGTTGGTTTTTCAAGTCCTCCAAGTTGGTTAAAACCTTATTCAGTATTATCTAACGGTCAAAAAATGCGAGTTGATTTAGCGAGAGCAATATTAGATGAAAAAGATATTTTTGTTTTTGATGAGTTTACTTCCGTAGTAGATAGAAACGTTGCTCAAATTGGTTCTTTTGCAATGCAGAAAGCAATAAGGAAAACAGATAAAAAATTTATTGCAGTAACTTGTCACCATGATGTAGAAGAATGGCTTTTACCTGATTGGGTGTTTAATACAGATACAATGACCTTTCAAAGTTTTGAAGGGCAAAAAAAAAATAGACCAGAAATTAAATTTGAAATATTCCAAACAGCAGATAAGTCAATATGGAAAATGTTTGCTAAACACCATTATTTAAGTCATACACACAACAACGCTGCAAATGTATTTATAGCAATGGTGAACGATGAAGTAGCTGGATTTTATTCTGTTTTACCATTTCCACACCCAAAAAAGAAAAACACCTACAAAGGTCATAGATTGGTTATATTACCTGATTATCAAGGGATAGGTTTGGGGTTAAAATTAAGAACAGAAATAGCAAAATATTATGTAGAAAAATTAAAAAAACATTTTATAGCCACAACTTCACATCCAGCTATAATTTTCGGGTTAAAAAAACATCCCAATTGGATAATGACAAGAATAGGAAGAACTAGTAAGGGTGGCAGTAATGGCAAAATACAGAATGCAAATAAAAAAAGTTCTACTTCTTCCAGTAGGATAACAACTTCTTGGGAATATGTAAATAAATAGGTACTATCCATATATTTACAAAAAAAACAACAACATGGAAATAGGTCAAAAAGTATATTGGAACATAGGTGACAAAATAATTGAAGGTTTATTTATTCAAATAAATGAAGATAATAAAGCAGAAATTATATGTTATTCAATGAACAAAGTTAAATGTAAATTAAGAGTTTTTGTAGATTTATCTTTATTGAAAATAAATAATGATTAACAGCAGAAAAACAGCAAAAAATGAGTGCAAAAGACATAGAAGAACATCAGTTCAAAAAAGGCGAAAGCGGAAACCCTAACGGTAGGCCAAAAGGGGCTCGTAATCGCTCTACAATCGTTCGGCAATGGCTAGAGGTAGAACAGAAGCTAAAGAACCCAATAACAGGATCAGAAGAGCAAATGAACCAAGAAGACTTAATGACACTTGCTCAGATAAAAAAGGCAAGGGAGGGCGATACCCAAGCGTACAAGGCTCTGCTGGATTCTGCTTATGGCACTCCCGACACGAATATCGACATTACCACGCAAGGCGATAAGATAAACGGCAAGCCCGAATGGCTGAAATAAAGAACAACCCCAATTTTGACTTCTTAAATGAGCAACTGCCCACCTGCCGTATCGCAGCCTTGCAAGGTTCGACACGTTCGGGGAAAACCTATTCGACACTTCAATATTTAATAAGGCTAGCAAATCATCATTCAGGCATGCACATAAGTATTTGCCGTGCCACGTTCCCAGCCTTAAAACAAACGGTTCTAAAAGACTTTATCGAGATACTAGAAGAAATAGGTCAGTACTCCGAAAACAACCATAATAAAACAGACCAAGTCTATCATTTGAACGGTAACACCTTCGACTTCTTTTCGCTTGATGACCACAAAAAGGTAATGGGCCGAAAGCGAGATATACTGTACCTTAACGAAGCCTTAGAGTGCGACTTTAACGTTTTTAGACAATTGGCTTTGCGTACTACTGGCAAAATAATTATAGACTTTAACCCACATGAAGCCGAGCATTGGGTGTACGATGAAGTACAAACTAGAAGCGATTGCAAAACCTTAATCAGTACTTACAAGGATAACCCACATTTATCCGATGTTCAGATAGCCGAAATTGAACTACTGAAAGATACCGACCCCGACTATTGGAAGGTGTTCGGCGAAGGGGTGCGGTCAGGTGGTGGGCAGTCGGTCATTTATAAGAATTGGGAGGTGGTCAAAGAATGTCCATTCCAAACCGATAAAATATATTACGGCTTGGATTTTGGCTATGCCGTATCTAAAACCGCAATGGTGGAAGGCAGGTTTAGTGGGAACAAGGTCTTCATCACGGAAAAGTTATACAAAAACAACTATACAACGGGGGATTTGCTACTATCACTTACTGAAATAGTACAAGATTATCGCCACATAGAAGCCGACAGCGCACGACCTGAAAGCATTGAAGAGATAAGCAGGGCAAGGTTCAACATACACCCCTGCCATAAGTTTGCCGGTTCGGTTGCCGCTGGCATAGACCTTGTCAAACGATACCACCTTTATATTGATGAAAATTCAATAAATTTACAGCGTGAGTTACGCTACTATAAATCAGTCGTGGATAAAAACGGTAAGGTAACGGATGAGCCACTTAAGATAATGGATGACTTAATGGATGCCATGCGATACCTAATTGAAGGCTACCACCGTATTAATGTAGTTTCTCCCACTAAAACCATACCTAAAATGGCGAGAAGAAAGCCAGTGTTTCAAGATTTCAAATAATATGCAAGAGTTAATCCTAGACGAAAAAACCTTCTTTGAACTGCCCGAAAGTTACGACGAGGTAACCTTTGAGCAGTTTATGAAGTTAGCTGATTGCGACAGCGTAAACCTTAAGGCGGTGGCGATACTTACAGGGGTACCCGAAAACAAATGGGCAGAGAGCAATAATATACCGATGTATTATTATTGTTTCAATGCTATCAGTACCTGGATGGGGAAAGGCCTTGCCGAACTAAACGACAGGGAGGTAAACAGGATATCCTATTTGAGCAAGCACATCGAATTTGCAGATATTGGCGAACAGTCAGTGGCGCAGTACGAAGACTTGAAAATACTTTTGGCCAA